TCTCAGAGCGAGCCTGCGCCCGAGTCCGAGGACGACTCGGACGAGACCGTCGAGGCGAGCAGCGACGACGTGCTGGCATCCGCCAGCGAGATCGTCGGCGAGGTCGAGACGGTGATCGCATCGCTGGATCCGAGCATCACTGCGACGTTCCAGCAGCTTCTCACGCTGACCGACAGCCTGACCCGCGAGCTGGCTGCGTCGATCGAGCGCGAGAGCGTGGCGCGAGCCGAGAAGGCTGCCGCCGAGCGGCAGCGTGACGAGGTCGTGGTCATGGCCGGTCAGATCATCACCGGGGCGAACACGATCCTCAACAAGCTGGCCGACCTTCCTGTCGGCCGTCGGACCAAGTTCGTGGAGACCAAGGCTCAGTTCGATGAGCTGGAAGGGATCTACTCGGCCGACTTCCTTAGCCTTCTGAGGAGCAAGAACCGATGAGCAACCAGTCTGAGCTGGCCCAGATCGCCCGGCAGACCGCCGAGGCGCTGGAGCAGTTCCAGAAGACGCTGCTCTCTCTGAACAACGAGCCGAATGTCCAGCCCGCCGTGCAGGCGTCGCAGGGCATCGGCGACGGACAGCAGACCGCAGCCCCCACCCGGCGGCTGATGTCGGCGTCCGAGATGTTCGAGATGCGCCGCGAGCTTCGCAAGATGTCGACGCCCGAGCTGGAGATGATGTTCTCCGAGCAGGCCCGGGTGAAGTCCACGGGCATCCCGCTCGACATGTGGCTGAACAAGAGCGGCTACTCCGCTCAGGTCGGGTTCAGCGGCATCCACAATCAGGTCGATCCCGACGTCAGCAAGCTGCTGGACATCGGCTCCTCGTCCGCCCTCATCCGGCAGGACCTTGAGCCGATCCTGTACGAGCTGTACATCCGGCAGTTCCCGGCCTTCGACCGGTTCCGCAAGGAGCCCGCCAACGGCCTCGTCCACACCTACCAGCAGATCACCGCCTACGGTGATGCCCAGTTCATGGGCGAGCTGGGCACCGTGGTCGATGACAAGTCGACCTACGTCCGCCAGACGACCAACGTCGCCATCCTCGCCACCCGGCGCGGCATCTCGCTCAAGAACCAGTACGCGATCGCGGCTGGCGGCATGAGCTGGAACGCCGAGGCCATGGAGCTTCAGGGTGGCCTCCGCGCCATGTCGCACAAGATGCAGAAGACCATCTTCGGCGGCAACGCGGCCGACTCCGGCGGCACGGCGTCCAACGAGCTTGGCCTCTACGACGCCAACGGCTTCACCGGCCTCCGCACGCTCCTGAACACGGCGCGTGTCAAGAACGTCGACCCGGCCACCAACCCGACCACCACGGGCAGCATCCGCCGCGCCATTGACGAGGCGGTTGTCGAGATCGTGCAGTCCGGTGGTGGCGTTCCGTCCATCCTGTGGGGCCACCCGCTGGAGAAGAACACCTTCAACGAGCAGCAGGACGAGAAGACCCGCATCGTCGTTCCCAATCAGGTGAACATCGGTGTCGGCGTCACGGCCGCCGAGATCAACACGATCGCCATCGTTCCGGGCGACTCCATCGGCAACTACACGGCCACGACGTACAGCTCGAACAACGTCCGTGACCTGTACCTGCTCGATGAGCAGACCATCACCATGCCGTACCTCGGCACCGATGGTCCGACCGTGCTCGACATTCCGATCGGTCTGTCGGGCCAGCTGACCCACCTGTTCATCATCTTCGGGATGTGGGGTCTCGCCGTGAAGGCACCTCAGTTCTCGAACAAGGTGCGGGTGAAGGTCGCCTAGAGCGACTGACTGGCGGGGGAGTCCTACGGGGCTCCCCCACCGCCACGGGAGCTGCCGATGACGATGTACATGACACCGGAGAAGTACCGGACGATGGGCTTCGGCATCGATCTCGATGGCATCGAGGACGTCGAGCTTGCCTCGATCATGTCCCGGGCCTCCGCGATCGCCGACGGCTACTGCGCCGTCCCGAAGCTGCCCGCGCCGCACTCCTTCCTCGGTGGCACCATCACGGCCGACAACCCCGAGCAGCACCACTGGCGGATGCCCGAGAGCGACTTCGACATGGGCAGCCGCCGCGTCTACCCGTACCACTGGCCGATCAAGACGGTCGAGTCGGTGGACATCAAGGTCACGAACACCCAGTACGTCCACATCGAGTCGCCGCAGCTGTACATCAACAACACCGGGCGCTACGTCGAGGTGGTCACCCTCCTGCTCACGGGCGTCGGCCTGTTCGGGATGATCCTCCCGAGCCTCGGCCTGATGCAGCCCGTGGCGGAGATCTGCTACACGTACGGCTACGAGTTCTCGGAGACGGGCGAGATCCTGTACCCGACCGACGCGCGCACCTACCGCGCGCTCAACCAGTTCTGGCTCCCCGCGCCGTCCGAGCCCAAGGTCTACATCGGCGGCGTGCTCCAGACGACGGGCTACACGATCAACCGGACCGAGGGAACGGTCGTCTTCAACGAGCCGCTGGACGCTGGAAGCGTGGTCACGCTCGACTACGCCTTCGCCCTGCCGCACGAGATCCGTGACGCTGTCGGCATGATCGCGACCCACCTGCTGGGCGAGCGCGAGCATCAGGCACGCGGCATGACCGGGGTCAAGAGCCTCAAGGTCGCCGAGGTCACGATCACGAACTCGGACGACAAGATCGACTCCGCGAACCTCGCCTACATCGAGCCCGAGGCAGCGTGGCTGCTCGACGGCTTCAAGTACACGACGGTCCGATGACGAAGCTCAAGCTCCTCTCCGAGCAGCAGATGGAGGGGATCCGCCGCGTCGCCGAGATGGCGTTCACGACGCACGTGACCATCCTGCACCGGACCGGGGACTCCGGGCTCGACAACTCGGACGACCCGTACGGCAGCTCGGTCAGCTTCTCCGAGGACACGAGCCAGAAGAGCGTCTACGGGTGGCTCCACTCGACACCGACACCGGTCGCCCAGATCGACAACGGGCAGCTGATCACGGTGAACACCTACCGCCTGTTCCTCCAGCACGACACGGACATCACGCCGGGCGACCGCGTGATCATCGGCTCGAACACCTACGTCGTGTCCGACACCACGGCTGATGAGACGTGGCCCGCCCTGCTCTCCTGCACGCTCAGGCTGAAGGAGTAGCGATGCCCGTCCTCGATGCCACGTACCTCGTCCGAACGATCATGGAGTCGTCCGAGCAGGGACTCCGCGAGGCGCTCGAAGAGGTCATGTCCATTGCCAAGGACATGGCCCCGGTCAGGTCGATCTTCAAGATCCCGCGCCGCAGGAACTACCTGTACAGCCAGTCGCTCGCCACCGGGGCGAGGTTCGTTGGGCTCAACGGCAAGGCGTACCGGATGTCGGCGGCGACGGCCAAGTACGCGCCCGTGGCACCGGGCGGCATGCCAGCCCGGACGGGACGCTCGTTCCAGCGTGGCACCGGTCTCCAGACCGGCAAGTCATCGTCCCGGGTGACTGGCCGAGCGAACAGCACGTCACCGGTCATCAAGACCCAGTACGGGTACGTCGGCGGGAAGAGCAAGGTCGGCGGGACCGACTCGCGGGCACTGCGGAAGGTCCTCCACTCGCAGAGCGGGAGCGGGTTCGAGCTGGAGCACAAGGAGATCCGGGTCAACGGCCACACGATCGGGACGTCCGACCTGCTGAGCCAGCGGGGCCGGTACGAGGTGATGAGCGGCCGGGCCAAGACCGGGGTCGGGCCGGGCGACTTGGAGATCGGCGGGACGCTCCGCGACTCCATCCACATCGAGGGTCCGTTCGCGAGCAAGGGCGGCTTCTACGGCTTCGTCACCGCCTTCGCCGAGAACGAGAAGGGCCTCAACTACGGCTACTTCATGGAGTTCGGGTCACGGCACAACCGGCCCCATCCGTTCATGCGACCGGCTCTCTGGGCCGCGACCGACCACGGGCAGCTTTCCAAGGCCATGATCCGAGGCATCAAGGGAGCCAAGATCACGACCGGCGAGCTGGCCGGGGGCATCACGCTCAAGGCCACCGTGAAGCTGGAAGGCTTCACGCAGCTCCAGAAGATGTCGATCCGTGACATCTTCCCGATCAAGGAGGATTGACCATGGTCACCTCCTCTGCGGCGATCAAGCGCGGGATTGTTCGTCACGCCCGCGCCAACGCACCTCTCAAGGCCGCCATCCCCGGCGGGATCCACGAGGGGTTCGCACCTGAGAAGGTCAGGTATCCGTTCATGGTCTACAACCTGCTGGCCGCTCCATACGGGGATGTGTGGGGCCACCGGCTGATTGTCGCCAGAGTGGACATCTCGGCCTTCGCAGAGAACGGGGTCGACGCCAGCAACGTCGACCAGCTCATCCTCGATGCGTTCGATGGATCGCAGTTCACCGTGGATGGGCAGACAACCCTCATCTGTCGTCGCACCTCCGACCTGCCCGGCGGGCCGGACACCGACTCAGAGGGGAAGAAGATCTACCAGATCGGCGGCACCTACGAGATCTGGACCGACCAACCTCTCTGAGAAGGAGTGATCCATGGCCGCCAACAGTGGCGACAAGCTCCACGGCAAGAATGGCGCGATCTATCTGGGCGGGGCCAAGGGCTCCGGCCAGAAGGTCGCCAACAAGGTCGAGTGGACGCTGAACCTCAACCGTGACTACGTCGATGCCACGGTCTTCGGCGACGTCAACAAGACCTACCTCGTCGGCCTCAAGGACATTCAGGGCACCTTCGCGGGTCTCCTCGATGTCTCCGGCGACCTCATCGTCAACGCGACGGACTCCGACGCGGTGAACATCTACCTGTACGGCGACGACCGCACCTCGTTCGAGAAGCTCATCGCCAGCGGCCCCGGCCTGATGGACGCCTCCATCACGGCCAGCAACACGGACGCGATCCGGGTCTCCGGCAACTTCCGCGCTGCCGGTGCGTGGACGGTGTTCACGGGCGCGTGATCGCCTGAATGAAGGGTGGCCCGGGTCGCGATGATCCCTCCCGGCCCGGGCCGCCACCCCTACACTTCACTCCGGTCAGGGTCGGAGGAGTAACCAGTGCCGCACGGCATCTTCCAGAGCATCAAGGGAACATCGGGGGCGGTCGAGATCCCGACCCTCGGGGCCAAGATCGCGACGATCTCCAACTGGTCGCTGATATTGCGACCGGGCGACGGAGGTCTGTACGACTTCCGGGCCGAGTTCTCCTACATCAATCACGCACTGTGGGAAGACGATGACTACACCAAGCAGATCATCGTCACCCTCGGCAGACGCAAGCAGTTCCGGGTCCAGAAGGCCAGTGACGAGGAAACGGTACTCGTCGGCCGGTCCCTACTGATGAAAGGGGTAACACTCAATGGCACAGAAGCTTGACATCGCAGATCCCAGCGAGACGGCCGCGACGGCGACCGTCGAGGTGCGCGGGGTGCGCTACACGTTCCGCGAGCTGGAGATCAGCGACTACAACAAGCTGGTCAAGCAGGCTTCCCATCCGGAGGCGGATGAGGATGGCGTCATGCAGGAGGTGACCGACAACACCCTCCTGATGCAGCTGATGATGATCAAGAGCTGCGAGTCGCCCAAGCTCACGGACGCCACCATCTCGAAGATGGGCATGCGCCTGTACCGCGCGCTCGCTCGCGTGGTCAACGAACTCCACTACGGCACTGAGCCGGTCATCCAGATCAACGACGATGACGACAGCGGCGCTGCCAGCGAGGGGACCCCCAAGGGAAACGGGTAACGCACCGCCAGATGGCGTTCGCGGTCGCGAAGTTCTGGGGCCTCATGCCCCACGTCGTCTGGCACTACCCCTTCCGCTACTACCGGGAGCTTCGCGATTTCTACATCGCGTCGCTCCCTTCCGCCCCACGAGTCACGCTGTCCGACAGCGATGACGAAGTCGGGGTGACCGTGATCGACTGATCGGAGGCAGCCGTGGCCGACAAGGCAGCCGAGGCCGTCAAGGTCAAGCTCCAACTTGAGATCGGGGATATCGAGCCTCAGGTTACGGCTGCCTCCGAAGCCCTTGAGAAGCTGGGCGGCGAGAAGACGGTCGACG